GGATAATCAGAACCAGTCTGAACATCTCTTGCAACTGCATCGATAATGAATCCTACGTCTCTAGCACATTTTGCTTCGTCGTAAGTGTAGTTATTATCTCGAACAAATCTAACAACTTCTTCTTGAATAAACTCTCTGTTCCATTGTAATGACTTTCTTGCGAATGTTCTGCTTGGTTCCATAAGAGGAGCGGTTGCAGCATTTGCAATTGGTAATGGATAAGGTGTTTGCTGACCAAGTGATATATCAAGTGATCCTCTATAATCTGGAATTACCAATCTATCATCTACGATATTAGCAATAACCAGTGCAAGAGTCTTAGCTTCAAGTGCAGTTGCTGTATCGGCTGCTGCTAGTTTAACATTTTGCTTAACAAGGTTACCTGTAACTTCGCTAATAGCGTTAGTTAATGCACTTACGAATGTATGAACTTGTTGTCCTGTTCCGCCTGCACCAACCCACAATGTGATTGTTGTTGCATCAGCACCAATAACTGGGCAAGCTTTATTAAAGAATCTATGATGTGCTTCAGGAACAGCGTGGTTAGTTGGTCCAGAACCAGTATCACAAGAGAATGTAATTGCGTCTGGTTTGAACCAAACGTGATCAGCAGTTGTAAGAGTGTGAGTGCCAATAGTAGCAACCATAATACCAGTTGCTGGATTGTAAGTAGCATTAGTTGGTGTAAACTGTGCACCAAAGTGTGGCTCTTGTACTTCGTTCTTAATAACTTTTTCCATAACACTAGCGATGTGTGTGAACGCTAATTTTGATGGTTCTCTTTGATAATATGGTAAAGTATTTACTGCACCTTCAAAGTAGTATCTTGCAGAATGTATTGTAGCACTATCGCCACCATACTCTAGATCTTCTGAGATTGCATCAACAATGTAACCAACGTCTCTAGAACATTTAGCAACTTCATAACCGTGACCTGCATATGTTTCGTAGATGTAATCGATGATTTCAGTTTGATACTTAGGTTTCTGACCTATGATCGCTTCTGCTGCTACTAAGGCAGGTGTTTCTATAACTGTTGGAACTGTACCATCATTTTGTTCGATGGTCTCACCAATTTGAGCGAATAAGTTTACAGCTCTAGTAGAAGTATCTACATCTAATGATCTTCTTACACCGTTTGTTGTAGCACTTACAAATGTATGTACCGCATCGACTGTAGCAGGACCAACTTGTAGTGTAATAGTTGTGCTTGTTACTGAGTCAATTCTAACTGGTTTGTTAAAGATTGGATCAGTTGGACGTGGGTGTGATATGTTAATTGGTGTAGGATCAGATGGTGATGTTGGGCAAGATAGTGTGATTGCATTCTCTGCGAAGATTACATAATCTTTTTCAGCAAATGTATGCGCACCCAATGTCATTGTCATTACGCCAGAGTTATGATCGTATGCAACATCTGTTGGTGTATATGTTGCAGTGTCAACCATAGTTTGCGTTGCTACTATTTGAAGTGGAGTAACAACTTCGTTTCTAACAATTTGACCAATCAGATCTGATGCAAAGAAGAATGCTTCAGAAGTCGGAACAATTTCTTCATCATCTAATACCGGAATTGCATTTTCAAAGTATAGTTTAGAGTTTGTTGCGCTTAACGCGTTTGAACCGTTTCGTACATCCCAAGATGTTAGGTCAACAAAAATACCCATATCTCTTTCACATGCAGCAACGTTATATACAAAGTTTGGATAGTTAGCTGTGATCCACGCAATGATTTCTTTTTGGATAAACGCTTTGTTAGTAAGTATTGCTTTACCTGCGGCAAGGTGATCTGGTGAAACAGTCAAGTCACCAAATATTGGATCAGCAGCCCCACCAATACCGTTTGACATAATATCAATAACAGTATCAAATGCAGCATTAGATCTTGTGATCGCTGTTGGGTCAGTTAATACGTCAGTTGCGATTTTACCTTTGAGCCAAGTGATGGCACCAACAGTTTGAGTTAACTGGTCATTGATTACTGCGTTAGCACCAACCGTACCAATTGTGTAACCTTTACCTACATAGTAAGCGTTAACAGTTGAGTCTGTTAGAATATCTCTAGCAACCGCATCTAAAATTAAACCTGTATCTCTAGAACATTTAGCATTGTCATAGACGAAGTAAGTATTTTCCATCCATTCTTTAACTTCGTTCTGAAGGTAAGCTTTGTTTTTCTGTAGGATACGAGAAGCGTATGTACCTTGCTCTTTAGCACCAACCTGTACAACCGCACCTTCATCTGCGCTTACGAATGTATGTGGGTCAGTGTTTGAACCTGCATTTCCGCAATTTACTGTGATTGTGTTTGTAGTTGTTGCACTAATTTCTAATGGTAATTGATAAGCCTTATCACCAATACGCGGTGAGTAATCAGTACCACCACCATTATGAGCACAGCTGAATGCAAAGCTTAATGGTTGTAATTCAATGTGATCGCCAGTTGTCATACCGTGGTCAGTAATAGTAATAACCATCTCGCCACTTACTGGGTCGTATGTCGCTGTTTCTGGAGTAAAGGCTTTAATAACTCTAGCAGAGTCTGAGAAGAATAATGCATTTGAGTCGATTGAGTCTTCAGTTGCCGATACGAATGTATGGTTATTAGCATGTCCGCCAGCGTTACCAACATTAACGATAATTGTGTCTGATGTTGTTCCAGTAACTCTTACTGGTTCTTTGTATGCAGGATGGTCGTTTAGCGGTGAAAGGTCTGTACCTGTTACGCCACCAACATCACAACTGAATACCATTGACTCAGGAGCGATTTGGATCCATTTACCAACTGGTAAATCATGTTGTCCAATAGTAATTTCTAACTCACCAGTTACTGGGCTATATGTTGCAGCCTGAGGAGTAAATTTACCAGTCCACATTCCTGCTTCGCGAATTGCGTTATTAGTTGCTGATACGAATGTATGTACTGATGTATCGCTTGACTCACCAACATTAACAGTAATTGTTGTTGAAGTTCTTGCTGAAATTGTAACCGGCTTTTTATATGCAGGATGTATTTTCTCAGCTTGGATACAGTTATCAGATGCACTTACGAATGTATGTAAGCCTCCGCCATCAACAATTCCGCCTACATTCATATAGATTTTTGTTGCGTCAACTTTTTCAATAGTGATTTGTTTCTTATAGAACGGGTGATGTGATTCTGGCGCAGGGTGATTTGTTATATAACCATCAAGTGCGCAATTAAATACGATTGAACTTGGTTTAAATTCAACCTTATCGCCAACCTTCAGCGCATGTGTACCAATAGTTGCGCTAAACTCTCCAGTAGCAACATCGTATGTTGCATTTGTTGGTGTAAAGTTTAAGAACTGATTAGCAGGATAAGCATGCTTAGTTGCATTGCCATCAAGCGCACATGTAAACACTAAGCTATGTGGTTCAATATAAATTTCATCGCCAATGTTAAAGTCATTAGAACCAATTGTCATAACAACCGAACCTATTGCAGGATCATATACGGCATTAGTTGGAGTATATTTTTTACCGTTGTTATTTAGTAATCTTGACATTTCATCGAAAGAAGCGTTTGTTCTATCAACAGCAATTGAGTCACCACCAATAAATGTAGCAGCTCTTGCTTTCAAATAATCAATAGAACCAACTGTTTGCTCTAACTGTTCAGTAACACTTACCTCACCAGATTTAGTACGGTAAGCAGCGCCAGTTTGAATTGCGTTATAGTTTGTACCAAGGATCAAGTCACGTTGTACTGCTGGTAGAATATATTCTTCAGTATCTCTGTGGCATTTTTTGCTATCGTAGAAGTACCATTCGTCTTCTGCCCATTGCATCATGTAATCTTGGATGTATTCTTTATTTGCTTGTAATTGTTTACGTGCATTGCGCTTATCAACAGATATGCCAGCATTGTCAGAATATGTCAATAGTTGACCGATAACTGATACCGCGTTGTCAGACGCTTCAACAAATCTATGTTCGAAGTTAGCAGCTGTTAATCCTGGGTTAACTGTAATAGTTTTAGCAGATGCAGCCACAATTGGAAGCGCAGCCAAATAAGCTTTTTCTGATTTGCGTGGATGGCTAATTTTTGTTTTAAAGTTATCACTTGAACATGTGAATGTAAATGATTCTTCAGCAAGGTTAACGTAACGTCCAACAGTTAAATCGTGCGCACCGATAGTAATAACCATCATGCCTGTTGTTGGATCGTATGTAGCCTTAGTTGGTGTATATTTGTCGCCTGAGCCTGCAATCGTATCAATAACGTTATTAAATGCAGAGTAAGCCGATGTCGCGGCCGGTGCAGAGTTAGCTTGAATTAATTCATCAGTTGTTTTGCGTAATCTCTTAAACGAAGCAACAGTTTCATTGCGTTGGTTCTCAAGGCTTGTTCTTGCAGTGTTAACGTAATATGCTAAGCCAGCATTTTCAGTGTTATAATTTGTATCTAACATCATGTCAAACTTGACTGCTGGTAAGATATATTCTTGAACATCACGCTCACACTTAGCACTATCGTATGCGTAGAATTCGTCGTTGTTATCGATCCAGCTTACAAAATCATTTATGATTAAGTCTCTATTATCTTGTACAACTTCACGTGCGCCTGTTTGATCAGACTTGCCTGTGTCACTGAAGATAATTGGATTAGCTGCAGCTTCACCATTCTGAAGAACATTTAATGTTTCGTCTAATGATGCGTTAATTCTTGCTTTAACATCTGTGCTTGCGTAACCAAATATACCACCGTTACTGCTAACGATAGAGTCTTTAAGATGTTCAATAGAACCGACTGTTTCTGTTAATTGCTCATTTACAACTACGTATGAGATTGGAGACTGGTAAGAAATGCCGTTTAAGCGACCCCAATAGTTAGAGTTAGTTGCAACATCAATACCTGTATTATCAATAATAATACCTGTGTCTCTAAAGCATTTATCAGCGTTATAACCTTGATAACCTAAACCACCAGAAGAAGTGTTAGCAGTTATGTGATAAACCATATCATCGATAATAGTTTGGCTATTGTCTGTAAGAGCTTGAGAGAATACGCTGTTAGCAATCAAGTTCGCTTGATTACCTGCAGTTGGTCTAATAATAACTGTGCTACCACGTGCACGCATTGAGATGTCACCAAACTGAGAACCAGAGTTGTTCAAAGTCATTTGACCACCGTCTAATGCGAAGAAAGCTTGACGTGTAAAGATTGACAAGG